TTGCCGCCGATAATGAGGTATGCGGTCGTGCCGTCCTGCAGCATCTTGTGCAACGCTACAAGCTGCGTGCGCGGCCTGGCTCCAAAGTCTGCCCGGAGAACAATTTCTAACTTAACCTCCTCCAGAGATGGACCGATATACTGCAAACGCGGCTTGCCCGACAGCATACTGTGGCTGCCGTAACTCGCCGAGGCCGTATGCGTCAGCTTTTTCGGGGTCAGCACCGTTTTGGAATTCACCTGAAAAATAATATCACCAAAACTGCCGACCCTAGCCGGTATCAGTGACTTGATCTTATTCTCCTGCGACTTCCAAACGCCGTAGGAGGCCATGACGATCGCCGTACCGACAACGCCGAGGCTCAATTTTTCTGTGCCATGTGTGCCTCCTTACTTCGGCGCGGACGTTTCACCGCCCACGCTGTCGGTATGCGTGTGGCTGCCAAGACTCTTTCCGCCTGCGGTGACGCTGCTGGCCGATACGCTGTCTGCAATCAGAGCGCCTGCAATCGTCAGACCGTCTGCCGTTGCCGACATACCGCCGGCGGTCAGTGCGCCACTGATCTGTACGCCGCCCGGACTGTGCAGCTCAATCTTGCCGTCCTTGCACTTGATGTAGCAGGTGCCGTCGTCGCTCAAGTCCTTGCGGTACAGACCGGGACCCGATTCTCGAGGACGGTTGCCGTCACACCAGAACCGGCCGAGGATCACACCGGCCTCGGCTCCGGTCGGAAGATGCAGCACGAGCACCAGATCGTCCACCTTCGGCATACAGTATTCGGCAGACAGCAGCGGCAGTTCCGGTGTAACTGCATTGTCACGGTCGGTATACACAATCCGCGCGGTGCCGTCCGTGTAGTTGATTGCCGAGATACGGCCGATACGAATGGTATCCATGGTGTTCCCTCCCTTACTGAATGATTTCCGGCAGCGCATTGGCTGCCTTGCAGATTAAGTCCGAAATGTACTGCAACTTGCCCATGTTAGCCGCCCAGTAATCTCGGGTATTGATAACGCCGTACTTCACCAGCGCATCGAGCGCCTCCTGCGGATTGCCGGTATACAGTCCGGTATCATGATTGACCAGAATGGTCGTTGCCATCTGGAGCAGCAGGTCATCTAGATACTTGACCGACTTGTGCTTGCCGATCCAGTAGCCCGGAGAGTTGATAACACCGATAGCAGCCAGACGCTGGATTGCATCCACGATAACTGCATCCGAAGTGGTCGGCACCTGCGAGGCCTCGATCTTCGAGGTGTAGCTCGTGCTCGTCAGGCTGTCGGTTTTCTTGTCGATATAGAACTTGCCGCTAAGTCTGCCGACACCGGTCACCATGATGGTCTGTCCCACACACAGATCAGGACGGCCCATCGTCTGAAAACTGATCGTTGTAATGCCGTGATTGGCCGAGGTGACAGCCGCCTCGATCTTGCGCTTCGCGTCAGCGAGGTTGTCCGCCTTGGTCGAGGATTTGAGCAGCCGCTTGCCGCCGCCTGTCGTATAGGTGACGTCCTTCTTGGTTTTCGGGTCGGTATAGGTGATCGTACCGCCGGTGTAACTGCCTGCAAGCGTGGTGTTCCACGAGAACGAACTCATTTCTTCGCGCGGTATCGTTGCAACCGGGTCTTTCTTCTTGTACTTTTCCCGGTCAAAGATAACGATTTTCGACCGAAATACCTTGAGCGTCAGCCCGTAGTCGTTACACAGCTGATTGAGAAAGCTGCTGTCTGTTGCGCTACTCTGTTCCTGCGTAGAGATGGCAACATCGGTCGCATCAAAAACCAGCTGCAGTTTGTAACGGCTTGCGATGGTCTGCGCGACCTTTTTCAGCGTGACCTTTTCCCAGTTCTGCGTGCGCTCGGTAGCCGAAAATGCATCCAGCGCCGGTGCAGACACCCCTGACATCTTAAAGGCAGCCTTGCCGCCGTTATCCGAGTAGCTTAGGTCGTCCAGCGTGAACAGGCCGCAGTCCAGTGTGGTGGTTTTGTCGTCACCGTCCCGGTCGGCAAAGGTGATCTTCGCGGTGATCTGGTCGCCTTTGTGCGGCAGCCATGCGCTGATCCACTGGTAACGCGGATCTCCCACGGTCAGCGAAATGCTGTCCGAAGAACCGCCTGCCGGGTCGGTATAACTGAACGCTTCACCAAACTCCTTGAGCGAGGTCTTGACCGCAGCACCGTTGTACTGTAACTCGACCGTTGCTTTGCGTGCTCTCATGCGTCACCTCTCCATGGCGGCAGTGCGGTCGAGCTGTTTTCCGATTCATCCGGTACAACAAGCTGCACGCCCGCATCAAACTGAAAGATGTCCAGATACTTGAAGTTCGCCTGCATGAGTAAATCAGCCCGCTGCTCATCGTCATAAACCGCCTTTGCAATGGTGTCCCACTGGTCGCCCGCCTGCGTGATATAAATGCGTGACATTGCGTGCCTCCTTACTATGCGAACGATGTACGGCGCTGCTCACGCTCGTACTGCGCCATGAACTCCTTGAACTGCTCGAATGTCTGCGACATGGCATCGCGGACATCCTCCTTGCTCGCGCCGCTGGATACATAGATCGTAGGCGAGAACGTGATTTCTCCTCTGCCGCCGGTCAGGCCGTCCAGCATGGAGGACAGCTTGGAGAGCGGAATAACCGCCTCGGGTTCGCCGCCCTCACCGATGAGCGCCGTAGTCGGCGCTGTTGCGATACCGCCCTCTGCCAGAGCGACATTCGGAATGGTCGGAATGTGCAGCGAGAACGTCTGACCGCCGTACTTCGGCACCCATTTGGGAATGCTGACGTGCAGACTGTTCAGACCGCCGATAACCGTATTGATGGCGCTGATGATCGCGTTGAGCGGTGCAGCTGCAATGCCGACCAGCGAACGGAACACGCCGGAGAAGATAGTTTTGACACCCTCCCACGCCTGCCGCCAGTTCGCGGAGAAAACACCCTTGATAAAGGTGATAAGGCCGCTGAACACATCACGGATACCTCCGCAGATCATCGATAGCGTTGCACCGGCACCCTGCATGATGGAGGCCATCCACGGGAAACGCTCTGTGATAGTATTTGCCAGCTCGGTGCATTTCTGCACCAGCGTATCCCAGTTGTTGTACAGCACCGCACCGATAGCCACGACCGCCGCGATAGCCGCGATGACCAATGTCACGGGCGAGGTCAGGAACGCCATTGCTGTGCTGAGCGCCGTTGTGGCAACCGTCGTAATAGTCTCCCATGCGTACAATGCCATGAGCGCTGCAGTTTCTGCTCCGCTGCCGATTGCAGCAACAATAGCTTGACCGTTGCACAGCAGCAATGCAGTACCCAGTGCACCGACTGCAATAGCAGCCACCTCGAACGCCGTCTTGTGCTCCTGCAGAAAACCGGTCATGTCCTGCACCATCTGGGCGCTGTCGCTCGTCCAGTTAAAGAAGTCGGACAGTGCTGGAACTACCGTTCCCGTGATGGCGCCGCCGAGGCTGTCAAAGACCGGGCCGAGGCTGTTCTTCATCCAGCTCCACAGGTCCTTGATGGCCGGAATGACCGTATTTGTCAGTGTGTCCTTTAGACCACGGAATACCGGACTAAGATTATCCTGAATCCAGTGCCAGCAGCTCTGCACTGCCGGTACGACGTTCGTCTGAATATAGCCGCTGACCCGTGTCATCGCGTCGGACAGTCTGGGCAGCACATTGCTGCTGATCCAGTCCATCGCGGCTGCGACGCTCGGACCGAAAGCCTCCATAAACGAGATCTTCGCATCGTCCAGTGCGGAGTTCATGCGGTCCATCGCGCCCTGCAAAGTGCCGGTGACGGTCGCGTCCATGGCTTCGAGTGCGCCGCCTGCGTTGTAAACCTCATCTGCGAGGTTGTCCCATGCGGATGCACTGCCGTCTGCACCTCCACGAATGCCCTGTAAGAGATACTGGAAGTCGGTGTAGTAGTTCGTTCCGGCCAGAGCTGCCATGTTCGCATTGCGTTCCGATTCCGTCATGCCGGACATGGCTTTGTCCGTATCAAGCAGAATGTCTCGCAGGTCTCGCATGGCGCCTGTGCTGTCATATACCTGCACACCGAGCTTTTTGAAGGTTTTGAGTGCGGTATCTTTGGAGGACATACGTACCAGCATGGAGTTGAGGGCGGTGCCTGCCTCTGCACCCTTAACGCCGTTATTGGCGAGGATACCGAGAGCAACAGCAGCATCCTTGTAGTTCATGCCGGTCGCCTGAACTGCACCGCCGGCACCCTTGAACGCCTCCATCAGATCGCCTGCGGTCGTGTTAGCCTTGTTGTTCGTCTTGACCAGTACGTCCAGATAACCCTGCAGATCGTCAACACTCACACCCATTGCACTCATGGAATCCGTTACCTGATCCGAGGTAGTCGCAAGGTCGGCCTGCGTGGCCTCGGCCAGCTTGAGCACCGGTGTCAGTGCCTTGGTACTGGTCGCAACATTCCAACCTGCCAGGGCCATATAACCCAGTGCATCAGCGGATTCCGCTGCCGTGAAGCTGGTCGCCTTGCCCGCTGCACGCGCTGCATCGTTGAGTTTCTGGTAGTCTGCACCGGTCGCTCCGGCGATGGCGGCAGCGTTTGCCATAGACTGATTAAACGTCGTATAGGTGTCTACTGCCGATGTCGCAAAGTCTTTGATAGCGGCCGCAGCAGCTTTCAGGCCGCTCGTGATGAGATTGGCCTTGACGATAGAGCCGATCAGGCTCTGTGCTTTGCTCGCGCTGCTCTGCAGCGAGCTGTCTACCTTACCCGCAATCTTAACGGCGAGTTTGTACTCTTTTGCTATCTCGGCTCACCTCCTGCGCAATTTCAACCAATTCCGGGATAGACAGTGCCATGCACCAGTCCAGCCCGGTCATTGTTACCCGACTGAGCCGCACACACAGCCGCCGAACTTCCTTACTGTCGCCCGGCCTTACTCCGAGCCGAAAAAATAGCCGCCGACCTTAGTCTTGATCCTCGCACCCTCGCGTGCGGGCAGGCCCTTGAAGAACTCGACCGGCAGGCCGGTGGCCTCGGCAGCCACGATGCACGCATACTCTACATTCAGCTCCTTGAGCGCGGACACGCTGCCGGAGCTTTCAAAAATGCGGTCACACTGGATCAGCTGCTCAGTGGTCATATTATCCAGTGCAGACAGGTCTACGCCGTCGTATTCCTTGCCCTCAAAGGTATAAGGATGGGCGAAAGTGATAACGCCCTCGCCCAGCGATTTCTTGTTGATCTCTGCCATGATTGCTGCTCCTTTCTCTTAGCACAGCGAACGGATAGCCGACATAATATCCTTGCCGTTAACGACAAACACACCGTTCAGCTTGTCCAGTTCCAGTGCGGTCTTACCGTTGTTCTCGATCTTGATGTACGTTACCTCGAGCGTTACCGAGGACGACATCGGGCTGCCTGCTTTCAGGCTGCCGCCGCTGATCTTCTTGGTGCTGCCGCGAACCGCGACACGCATACCAACGTGCGACTTGGTGCCGGTGCCGTCCGTGACCTGTACCGAGCCGCGCATGGTCAGGTCGATGATCTTGGTCGTGTCGAGCATCTGGAAGATGTCGCCGTACAGTACGCGGAACGGAACCTCCATCTCGATGGACGAGAAATGTCCGGGGTTGGTGGTTTCGTACTCACCGGCAATGCCTGCGCCCGAAATGGTTTCGGTCATTGCCTCGAAATCCGGAAGCGTTACCTCGTCGGACACGCCGATCAGCTTGCTGCCGCCCTTGTAGACGTTGAAGTCGTTGATGATTTCAGGGATATTCGCAATCGACATTATTCGCCACCTCCAGTCAGTGCAGATGCGATCGCGGTCGGGTCAAACTCGAGCGTGAACTCGATGCACTCCGCCGGATTGTACGGCGCAAGGGTCAGATGGAACTTGATCGTGCCGTCGAGTATCTGCGTGGTCGGGTTCTCGTCCGAACGGAATTCACACTGATAAGCAGCACACGCACCGGCAGCCACATAAGCGTTGCCGTTTACGTTCTCCGCATCTACGATGGCCTCGATCATGCGGTAATTGGCCGGACTGTCCACGCGCTCGAAGTACGTCTGGATGAGCGAGTTGCTGCGCCAGGTAAAGAACCGGCGTACCGCGATCCAGCGGTCCTTCGGGTCGGTGGTAGACGGATACGCGCAGGTGTTATTGCCCCATGCCTTAAAGCCGTTGAGGTTGAGCACCGTGCCGATACCGGCCGAGTTTACCACGTTCGCCTGTGCCTGATCGAGAATGACCTCGGTGCCGTCCTCCAGACACAGCCCGGTCACGCCGGGCAGGGACTTGTTGGACGGCGACAGGCTCGGCACATCGCCGTTCGCTGCATCAGTCGCAGCGGTCAGAGCGCCCATGATAGCCGAGAGCGACAGCCGGTAATTGCCCACCTGTGCCATCGGCCAGTAGGCGTAGGCGTGCGGAGAAGTCAGGCCCTTGCTTTCCTTGACCTGCTTTACCGCATCGTAGGTCTGGGCACCCGAAGTGCCGCAGTCCATATCGAGAATGCACTCACACGAGTACACGCCGTTGATGTTCTCGCACGCGCCCTGCATGGCTGCTGCCACATTCGCATCCTTAGAGAATCCCGGTGCCAGCAGCAGGCCGGGTGTCATGCCGAAACGCGGATACACCTCGCGCAGTTTGTCGCTGATAGCACTCGTCAGTTCGGTCGCAGTGACAGCCGTCTTGCCTGCGGTCAGCTTGATGGCCTTGTAGGTCACATAGACCTTGGTCAGCGCCTTTGCGGCCGCAGAGGTCAGCGTGACCGTTGCCAGACCGTCCTCATCGTAGTCCACGGTGTAGTCCGTGTCCTCGACCAGTGCCTCGCCGCTACTCTGTGCGCTGACCATCAGCGTTGCACGCAGCACATACGGGACAGGCTCCTGCTCTGCAGAAATAACGAAGCTGCCGCCGGTGACGGTCTGTTCGGTCGGCTTGCTGACGTTGGTGACGTGCTGCGCCTTGTTCGGATCGAGCACATTGACCAGTACAATGGGCGCCACGCCGAACAGCTCGAACGAAGCCTTGATGGACTGGTTAAGGGTAAACGCCTCGAAATTGGTATCATAGCCGAGTGCTGCGGCCGCTTCTGCATAGCTGCTGCACAGTCTGGGCGCGGTAACGCCTGTCAGATCGGCCAGCTGATAGATCGGCGCAGTACCGAAAACGACCTGCAGACCGGCGGTGCTGTTCGTCGCCGCCGACATACTGGTCGCCTGTTCACGGGTATATACGCCATGCTGATATGCCATGGTGATTTTCCTCCTTGCATTATGTTAATGGATCTTCTATCCTCACACCCGGACAGCTGAACACCATATCCATCGCACCGAAATACTGCGGATAGGTGTCGGTTTCGTCCTGCAATGCCCAGCTGATCGGCACCTCTGCACGGAAGTTGCCGAGGTCGGGACAGCGTGCAAACCGGTGATAGATGCGCTCTATCACACCGAGCACATCACTTGTGCCCTGCCGGTCCGGTGTATCATCGTAGGTACAGATGATGATGGCAACACCCACATGGTGCAGGTCGCTCCAGTCATCAAAGGTGCCGCCGGTCGCACGGACGATAACGAACGGTGCAGTCACGTCCTCGGCGTCTGCGTCCTCATCCTCATCGTCCATCTGTGGAACAGGAAGATCGTGCTTGTAGACCTTGGGCGCTCGTCTTGCGCCGGTCTTGGTTGGCAGCAGGCAGTCCGACAACAGCACGGTCAGATCGGACACCAGCATATCCAGAAAAATTTCCGGTGTCATGCGCCGCCTCCTCTCGACAGCTCAAAGTTCAGCGAGCGCTCGACCTGCTTCTCGAGCATCGAACCAATCTCCGGACGGAGAACGCCGTACACGCGCCGAGCGCCGACCATGGCCGGGTTGGACGGCGAATACAGCGTCTTGATTGGCAGTCTGGCCTTGCCCTCGCGCTCTGCGATGGTAACGTGTCCCGACTTAAACCGAACCATGAACGCCTTTCCGCCGCTCGGCTTGCGCAGCGCTTTCAGGCCGCCGGCCTGCAGGACCTTTGCCCGATAGACCGCCGGACGCGCTGCACCGGTTGCGTAGCTTGCCGGATTGACCCGAAAATCTTTCAGCTCGTTCGCCTTGCCGCTGACAAGGATATAGGCTGCCAGATTGCCGCCGCTCGCACGTTTGAGCCGTGCATTCCGCTTGAAACCCGACTTTTTAACCGCATAGGTTTCGCGAGCCTTGTCTGCGAGCATGGTACGCGCCTTGTTTGCAGTGTCGTTGAGCGCCCGCTTCATCACGCGGCGGGCCGTCGGCTTGTCAAGGCTGCGAAGTGCAGCCTCAAAGCCTTTATCTTCGACTGTAAATTCAAGCTGCATTACGTTGTCGCCGCCTCCAGTTCAAACGAATAGATACCGTCCTCATCGGTCACATCGGTGATGATGTACCGTTTTTTGCCGTCGAGCAGCAGCAGCTTGCCCAGCTTCGGGCGCGGACCGTAATCCTCTGCTGCCACATAAAGCAGCAGACGGCGCTTGTATACGCCGTCCGCGTGCTGCACACCGCTTGCCACCGTGCGTTCGATCAGCTCGTTGCCGTCGAGCACCACCTTCATGGGACGGCCGTCGATGCTATGCTCGTCCGCGAACTCGTCAGCGTTCAGAAAGGTGCCGAAGATGTCCGCCTGAACAAGCTCCTTGAACGTGCTCATCCCAGCAGCTTGACCTTGATGGTGGTCGACGCCGCATCCGTCGGCTCGATCGCCCAGCCGCACGGAACCGCGCCCGAGGCCGTGGTGGTGACTTCGCCGTCCTTGAAGTACAGCGCTTCACCGATCTTGACCGCGTCACTCTCACCGGATTTCAGCGGCAGAATGAACACGCCCTCGACGAGCAGCGTGCCGGTCGCACCTGCCTCAATGGACATACCGGCGATACCGATACGAGTAGTCAGCGGAACGATCTCGTTTGCCTCAATGCGGGTAGCCGTCGCGTTCGTGTAGTCGATCGCGCTGCCCTTCTGCCAATATTCAGCCTTTGCCATATGTCGTTATCCTCCTGTTCTGTCAGATTTTGATGGCAACGCCGTCATTACGGGCGATGCCGCGATAATCCGTAACCGAGATACCCCAGTCCATGTAAATATCCCACACGAAACCGAGCGTGCCCGGAACCTCGCTGCGGCGAATGGTCGGGGTTTCCTGACCGTTCAGGTAATCCACCTGAATGGACTTTGCCGTCATCGGGTTGGCAACGAGGAACCACGGGCAGGCGTTGTCGCCGGCCAGCATATTAAGCGTTGCATCCTCGACATAGGTCAGGTTCTTGTTCGCCATCGGGTTATAGCCGGTGTAGTTGTTGTCATCAGTCTTGATGGAGGCGCTGTGCAGGATGGTGTCAACCTCCATGCCGTAGCCGATCGGCAGCACCAGCATACGCGGTGCCACGTTGATGGCCTCACCGAACGGGTCACGCTGCGCCTGCATCTTGAGCATGAGCGCGTTGATGGCTGCAAGGGACGGCTTTGCACCGGTGGTCACCTGATTGCCGTGTGCAGCGTTAAACAGGGTCTTGCCGTCGAAAATCTTGGCGGTGTTGCCGTAGATCAGGCTGTACACCTGCATATTGATCTTGCGCTTTGCCGCTGCCGAATACACGCCCGGCACCTGCGACAGGAAACCAATGTCATCGTTGATGAACGCCTGACGGCTCATGGTGAACTGGGTGCCGTAGGTGTCGATCTTGCGCTGCGGCAGCAGATGAGTGTCCGGCTTCGACGCCTTGAGTTCACCGTTCTCGCCTACCAGTTCAAATGCACCGCCGCCGATGATGTAGTTGTGATCCGGCGTTGCCTTGAAGTCGGATACCGAACCCTTGGTGCACCATTCCTGGAATGTGGTCGGCACCTCGTTGTACAGCTGCACGATGTTCTTGCGAATGGTTTCGTCCAGAATGGCCGGGAACGCTGCGGTCGGGTTGAAATACTGACGGCACATCTCGGAATACAGGTCATCCGAGGACATACGGCGCAGCGCAGAATCCGACTGACCATCACGCACCAGACATTCGATCGACAGATCGCGCAGGCTCATGCCGCGCAGCTCACGGGCACCGTCGGCGGGCTTTTCTACCGCCATGCCGCAGCGCAGCGAGAGTGCGTCAGCCGCAGCCGCGCGGAACTTGTCGCCCTCATCGGCAGTGACCTTAACGCCGGGCTTGGGACCGCCTACCGCCTTGAGGTGCTCGAGAATGGCGGCTCGGCACTTATCCTCGGTCATGTTCGCGTCCTTGATATACGGCTCTGCATCCAGACCGAAATCACGGCACATGGCGGTGATGTTGGTAATGCGGGTGCGCTCGGCAGCTGCCGCACGAGCTGCGGTGCCGTCCGGTTCGCCGCCGGGCTGGAGTGCATCAATCTGCGCCTGATATTCGTCAAAGCTGCGCTGCTCCTCCTCGGTCAGGTCGCGGTGTGCGGCCTTGGCAGCATCTACAATGGCCTGCTGCTTAGCCAGAAGTTCTTTCAGTGTCATGTGTTCAATTCCTCCTTGAAATGGTTTTTGTTGATCTGGAGCTGACGCTCGCAAAGGCTGACGGCGCTGCACTGCTCGCTTTCCAGCTCACGGCCTACGCCTACGGTCGCATCTGCCGGTACGCTGACGATAGATACCTCATAGGGCAGCCAGTGACGGGCAATGCTGCACGGACCGGTGAACCTGCCGTCCGCCGATGTGCCGCCTGCTGTGACTTCCTCCCAGCTGTCCACACGGTAGCCGACCGATACGCCGCGCAGCGTGCCTCCGGCTACCTTTTTGCGGATGGTTTCCGCGAATTCGTCATCGTCAAACGCGATCTCCGCCTTGCCGCGGTTATCCTCAATCCATGCCCGCGTGATCTTGCCGAGGACGGCATTGCGGTCGTGGTTGAACAGCACCACACCCAGCTCCTGCAGGCGGCTGAGGTCGCACGCCTCTCCGCTGTGGTCGAGGATTTCCGGACCGAACCAGCGCATATATGGCTCCTCGCTCGAAAAGCTAAGCTCGAACACGCGGTTGTCCTCGCCCTCTTCCACCGCACGCACCTGCATGGGGAGAAAACGCTCAAGCGTTCGGCGGTTCTTTTCCTGTTTCATTGATTACACCTCCAATCTGTACGCCTTTTTCGGCTGCATAAGCCTGTACTTCGGCCATCTCGTCGAGCTGACCCTTCCAGTCGCGGCCGTTCTCGGCTGCGATCTGTGCGAATGTCTTTTGACCGGATTCCATTGCGATCCTGTTCGCGTTGGCCTCCTTGAGCGGGTCGATCCAGCGTTTCGGGCTCGCGACCCATGTATGCAGCAGGTAGTCCGACTTATGCTCCCAGAAATCCCGAATCTTCAGCTTGCCCGAAAGCACGCACGAGATAACGAAACTCTCGAACACCTCGTCCATGAAGTTCTCCTGCAGCAGCTCGACTTCCTCGGCAAAGGTGAGATCGTCCTCGATGCCCGCCTGCCGGGCACTGCTGTAATTGGTTTCACTCATGTCGCGGCTGGTCGCCTCGTAGCTTAGGCCCTGACCGCTGCCGATGAGCCGCTGCTGCATTTTCAGAAAATTGCTGGCATCTGCGCCTGCACCCTGCGGATTGACAACCTGAATATCATCCCCGGCGTTCAGCTCGGAGATCATACCCGGTGCCAGTTTTTTGCCTTCGTAGTTCAGCGTGCCGCCGGGTGCCACGCTGCCGCTGCGGCCAAAACCGGAGACCGGCAAAGCCTTTTTGATAAACACCGACAGGCAGGCCGCAATGCGTTCCTTGACGCTGACGGCGGTAATGAACTCGTTGGCATCGCGGATACGGGTGAGCGTCGGCGCCATGTCGGACACCTCACGCACCTGCGACGGACGGCGCTTGCTGTACAGAAAGATGATGTCCTTCGCATCGTAGTACACCGGCGAGGCAATCTCGCAGCCGTCCACGCTGTACTGGGTCAGCCAGTAGCCGACAGGCCGGTTATACTCGTTGTACTCGATGCCGCCTGCAACCTTGTGATTCTTGTCGTGCGGCATAGACCAGCTGAGCGACAGCTCATCGACCTCGAGCGCCTGCAATTTGAACGGCACCAGTCCGCCGCTCGTGTAGCATTTCTTGAACAGGATACCGCCGTCCACCTTCTTTCGGCGGACCGCCATGCGGAGCATCTGGCTGAAGCTCTGCTGACCGGTCACATCGCAGTTTTTCGCCTTGCACCAGTCGCGCCAGAGCGTTTCGATCTGTCCGTTCAGCTTTTCCTTGCCGGTTTTCGCCTGCAAGGTGAAGCCGCCGCCGACAATGTTGCGGACGAACGCTGAGATCAGACCGTTCATCATATCCGAATTGCGTTCCAGATCACGGGCGCGTGCCCGAATGGTATCGCGGCTGGTGCGGTCGGTCATTTCCGCCGATTCGATCAGCGCCGCCCATCCGGAGTTGAGCCGTCGGTGGTCGCCTGCATCGTAGCCGTGGCGCTGCATATCGTTCAGGCTTTCCCGAAACACCGCACGCCTGCACGCCGTTTCCGGTGAGAAAAAGCCGATCACACTGTCTAAAATGTTCATATTCATCACCTCCCATCGAAATACGCGACGTAGGTATCGCGGAACAGCGAACCGCCGTCCTCTGCGGCGGCCTCGGCTGCCAGCGCATCACGCAGATTGCGCAGCTCCGTGATGTTTGCACGGGTCAGCGAACGTGAGCCGATCTTGTAGGACTGGCCGCCTGCCGCTACCGCGATCAGCGCCTTGTTGACCTCGGCCAGCAGCTCTTTCGCACTCGGATTGTTCTTTTCTTCTGACATATCGGTCACCTCCCTATAACCAGTTGTCCCCATTGCCGAGCCAGTCATCCGAGGACTGCTGCGGCCTGTTGTTTGTTTTTTCATTGCGCGGCTCCGGCTTGTCCGTGCCGTTCTGCAGGAACAGCGAGCGCACACCGAGCACATCGGCGGCCGCTGCTGCATACACCTCACAGTCGAGGTAATGGTTATCCGCGTGGCTGGTTTTCTGCACCCAGCGCAGACGGGTGTTGCCGCTGCCGGTGCGCTCCGTCACCTTATGCTCGGCGGTGAGCTGCTCTGCATACTCGCGGTCGATGCCCTGAAACACCATGAACGCGCCCTGCCCGTTGTCTTTGCGCAGGCGGCTTGCGATCATGTCCTTGTACCGGCCGCCGTCCACCAGAACGAGCGACATACCAAACGCCTTGGAGCCGGTCTTATTGACTGTGGACAGCTTATAGTGGTTGAGCATGGACGTTGTGCCCTTGCAGGGCAGGCACCATTCCGCGTTGACGGCGGCAAAGTCGTACACATCGTCGGTCTGGTCGCCCGAATCGATCAGGCACAGGTCAACCAGCATGGCCGTGCCGTCCTGCCGCTTGTATTCGAGGTTCATCACCCGCTCGATGTCGGCAAAGCTCCACGCCTGCCCTCGGGTGACAAGCTGCGAAGTGAGGAAGTCGCCCCAGGCACGCACGGTGTAGTACAGGCAGTTCTCCTGCACATCGACACCAGCGGTCAGCAGCTTCGTCCAGTCCGGTACGGTGAACTCCGGAAGACTGGTCTGCCGGTCCATGACCAGCTCGGCGCTGGTTTTCAGCTTGGTGTCCTCCCACGGCTCGGCAAGCCAGCTGTTCGTAAAGTTATGCAGCGCCTCCGGATCGTCTTTCGCGGCCATGAACGCCTTGGCGATCTCGGAAAAGCGCGTGAACGGGCTGTACAGCGTGTTCATCCAGAATGCAACGCTGCGTGCCACGCGGGCGGTCTTGCGAACGTCGCGCCACTCGCCCTTTTTGAGCATTTCCATCTTGTCCGCATCGTTCAGCACGGCGCCGCACGCCTGGCAGACGTAGAACGCACACTCGGCGCGGTCGGCATCCGTCATGCTGTCCTCCTTGCCGGGCCACTTGATCTGCGCGAATTTCAGCTCGATGTACTCGCCGCAGTGCGGACACGGTACAAAATAGTGACGCTCCACATCCGCCTCTTCTTTCGCTTTCCAGATATGACCGGTCCGCAGGGTCGGAGTAGAGCACATATAGATTTTGCGGTTCGAGAACGTCTTGGTTCGCTCGGTGGCAAGGCTGATCGGGTCGGCCTCCTGCCTGCTGGCTCCGGGGTACTTGTCTACCTCATCGAAAAACAGAAAACGGATCGGCTTAGATGCCAACCCGCTCGCGGAGTTTGAGCCTGTCAAGCTGATATACATTTGATCGAACTGCAGTTCCAGCTTGGTGCTGCCCTTGGCGCGGAATTTGTGCCGCAGCTCCGGGCACGCCTTTATCATCGGGCGGATACGGTTGTCCGAGGTAAATTCGGCCAGCTCATCGGTCGGATAGACGATCAGCGTCGGTGCTGCGTCCTGCGCGACCACATAGCCGAGCATATTGTTCAGTGCCTCGGTGCCGCCGACCTGTGTCGGCTTGCAGAACACGATCTTCTCGGTTTCCCAGTTCGTGAATTCGTCCATGATGCCCGTGAGATACGGTGTCATGTCGTTTCGCCACGGTCCGGGCATATGCGAGGAACGGTCGTCCAGGATGCGCGAACGCTCTGCCCACTGGCTGACCGTGATGTCGTCCGGCGGCCGCAGCGTTTCCAGCGCCGCATGAATGTAGTCCGGAACCGTGTACCGCCGAAAGGTGTATTTGCGCTTTCTCGGGGTCATCAGGAACTATCCTCCACGGTTTCCTGCTTACTGGCAACGACAAAAGCATTCAGCATGGTGTTCACCTCTTTAGAGAGATCCTTTTCCACGCCGCGCACGGTAACAGGGTCGGCATAGCCGCCGATCATGCCGCCGACACGGTTCGGGATCGCAAGCACGAACTTCTTCAGCTGCACAAAGAACCGCTGGTAATCCAGCTGGACTTCCTCGACGGAAATATACTTGCCGGACGCGATCTCGGTCTTGAGGCGGTGCAGCTCACCCTGCGACTCCTTGAGCGCGATCTCTGCCTTGAGCTTCTTTTCCTTGAGGGCAAGCTCCTTGTCTGAGCGGGATTTGCCGTAGGCTTTGTCGCTCAAATACTTGATGTAGTCCGTAACCGTCGGGAGCAGGTCGAACATACGGCCTGCATGACCGGGTATCTTCTCGGACTTGATGATGCCCTCCTGCACAAGCTGCTGCACGCGGCGCACGCTGACGCCGAACACGGCTGCGATCTCCTCCGGTCGTTTCCAATCTTCGCTCATAACCTGCGCCTCCCTTCTCAAAATACCCATACTAATGTTCGTTTTGTAGCGAAATGCCTAAATTTTTTCTCGTTTTTGGGACAAAAAAACCGGGCCTCTTTAGCCCCGCTGCCCGCTGACCCCCGGGAAGTACCTTGCGCCTGCCCTGACACCCTTTTCACCGCTTTCAATATGTGCGGCGGCTTGGTTTGTCTGCGACAGTGGGCGCGGTGCCCGGCCAGGTGGGACGCGATGGCCTGTGCCCTCTGCCATGCAGCGAGCCGAGAACATTTGAGCAGGTAAAGGAGAACAACCATAGCGGCCTATCTGTCACTCGCTGCATGACACGGGACACAGAGCAAAAGAAAAGAGAGACCTGTTCAGCCTCTCTGATCTATGATGACATGGGTGCCGCTCTTGCGGTTCCTCATGCCCTTGTTACTACGATACTATTGTACCACAGGTGAATGTCCGATTGTGTCCGGAGTTGTCCGGATTTTGCAGGGCGTCACGGATACCACGCCCTTATCATAGGGCCACCCTGAAATTGCAGTGCACCCTTGTTTTTCATGGGTACAGATAGTTCAAATTCATGTACCCATGTTTGTGCAGTATGCCCATTGATATTCATGTGCCCATGTAGTATACTATAATCAAGCTAAGGAAAGGAGGAGACGCCAATGGGCAGACAAAAGAAAAACGGCTGCAAGAACTGTCCCGTCGAAAAGATCGTTCTTGCAACCGCAATCCTGAACCTGGTCAAAGTAGTGATCGAGTTAATCGACCGGCTGACCAGCTGAGGAGGGAGGGCACAAGCCCTCTCCCCTTACAGCATACACAATTTACACTGACCTGTCAACACAAAGGAGAATGCCTTATGATGGATACCCTGAACATCGTGCTCGACCTCGTTCTGGTCGTGCTTAACCTGACCGTTATCGTCCTGCTGCTGAAAAAGAAAGGAGAATGACACATGGCAACCAAAGCACATCTGGAGGGCAACAAGCGTTACCTTGCGAGCAAGGTCGATGAGATCAAGCTGCGTGTGCCCAAGGGGCGCAAGGCCGAGCTGCAGGAGATCGCCCAGCAGTCCGGCGACAGTCTGAACGCCTTTATCATCAAGGCGATCGACGCCTATATCAACCGAGCCGAGGAGTAATCCCCGGCTCTTTTCTTTACGGCAGATCGAGGTACTTCCCTACCACACGGATAAATTCCGTGTTAATTCTGCTTTTCTTCCTCTATCAGCCGTTCTTTCATCAGCCGCAGCGCGTCCGCGCACATCGCCGCATAGGTGCGTTGCTCCTCGAAATATTCCGCCGGCGGCGTTCTGCCTGCCATTATCATGTCCGCATAGCGGATCGCATCGTTCAGTGTCATGCTCGCGTCTCCTTTCATTCCAGTATAATGCCGTAATCCTTGAGTTCGGCAACGAGGTCACTCAGTTTGACGTAGCCCTGCGCGATGCTGTCTGAGAGATAGTTGACTTCTTCCCAGACGCGGCGCAGACGTTTTTCACCGAAGCCCTCTTTGTCGCGCAAAGCCGTGAAGAATACCGCTCAGACGGACGTGACGGCCTGCACTTGCGCCTGCCGCTCGGCTTTCTTAACGTCCGCCAGTGTCGCAGGCCGCCTGTGCGGATTGCCCCGCTTTTTCTTCATTGCCGTACCTCCATGCTAAGTAACGCTGTACTTTGTAGCTGTATTCCGTGGTTATCCCTCCTCCCTGTTTAGGTGCTGGCGCATGATCTTGACGGCAATCCGGCAGGCTTCCTCGCACGCGGCTACCATCTTCTCGCGGCCGTGCAGACCGCCGTAGTATTCGATCACTGCCAGCTCCTCGGCTGTCGTTTCCGGGTCGAGGATGCGGATGGCCTGGTTAATCGTCATGGGTGTTGTCCTCATCCCGCAGATGATGCATCAGGAAGTCGGCCTCCGGCACGTCACAGAACTCGTCCTTGTTACGGCCGACCACGAGGATCGGACCGACAAAAACTATACCGAAGAACAGGCAGTTGTACGGCATTCCGAGCGGCACTCCTTCCTCGTTGCAGATAACGACGGCATCCGATGCAATCGTTACGGTTTCGATGTAGCCGCCGACCTCGGTCTGCAAGGCTTTCAGCGTATTCTCTACCTCTACCAGTTCCGGTTCGCACCCGGGCTTTTTACGGATTGCTTTCATAGCTTATTCTCCCTTCGTTGTCGGCAGCGCCTTTCCGAACGTCAGCCGCTTGACGCGCCGTGCGAGAATGCTCGGCAGGCAGATATTGCCGTCGAACTCTCCTGCCATCCAGAGCGGACAGGCGGGCGTGCAGTGCGAGCGGTCTTTGTAGCACGCGCCCTCGTCCCGTTCGAGCGTTTCGAGCAGCTCGCGCAGAAGATTCAGCTCACGGTCGGTCATGTGATGCGCCTCCGTTCCACTCCCAGTTCTGACCTCTGGTGCAAGCGGTACAAGGGTCTCCGTCCGTACCGCAGGGTTGGTCGTGCTTGCAGGTATCACAATCCGCCATTCGCCGGAGCTGATTGACCGCCGTTTTGCGCATATCCGTCTCGTATCCAAGTGCCGTATACAGACCGTGCAGCTGGGCAGCCGCCTCTCGCATGATCGCGCAGCCATGCACGCCGCAGTTATGCTCATGCCCGCAGCCCAGGCACGCCAGAGAGCCGGTCTGGACTTTCAGACGTCCAAGGGCTTTGATGAGCTCATCAGTTTTCATAGGTCGTCACTTCCCATCTCAATTTCATTTCTGCCGGATAAAGATCCGTTTCCGGACAGCGAGCGCCTGTCCAGCGCAGGCCGCCGGCCTTCCCCATACACTTCCAGCCAGCGGCTTTCAGGCTTGTCCCCGGTTCGCTTTCCAAAATGTACGTTATAAGTCGCTTGTATCCCATCGCCCGGGCAACTCGCCATGCGGCAGCGTAGAGCATGGAGCACGCATTGCGCGTGCCGTCCGTGCACAGACGATTGACCTCCAGTGTCCAGTAATCATCCAAGTGGCGCGACACCGGTCGGCCTACAATAGCAACACCGACGATTTTATCTCCATCCGCACATGCAATCGAAAACTTATGTCCGACAGTCGGCTTGTGATGACGGTGATGATCTCTTACATAGGCATTTGCGCCTCGCAGCGAGATCGGTATGATTTCAAGCGCCATGGTTCTCACCCCGTTCCAGCAGCTCCTTCCGCAACTCCTTGAGCTTATCGGTGAGCACGCTTTCCGCGACGCTGCCGCTTTTCAGCTTGCCGCCCTTGTCGCAGAGATTGAAACGCGGACGATTGACGTTATGCGTACCGCCGCCCGGAAAGAAGTCGTCGCCCTCATACCAGCTTGCGGTGAAAAAGCTGCCGTCCGGCAGATCGAGCCGGTACACGCTAAGCCCGATTTCGGGCGCCTTGTGCCAGATGCCCCAGGTCTGCCAGCCAGACAGCACGGCCTTGCGCTTGCTCTCGTTGGTCAGAGCGAGAATGTCCTGCTTTGTCAGTCCCAGTATCATACCTCATTGCCTCCCATCCGCAGCAGCTCTGCGGCCACGCACTCCGAACAGTGCTCGATGAGGTCGTCATGGTCCTCGATCTCTCGTGGAAATCTGCAATACTCGTCGCAGAACTCCTCCATCATCTTGCTTGCCCGCTGCTCCCAGCAGGCCGGATGGAACACGGGTGCAGTCCACACGCCCTGTCCACAGAATTTACATTTTGCCATGGTTGTTCTCCTCTCAAACCAGAGCTTAAAACAGCTCAAACGAATTACAGCGGGGAATAATCCCCGTTTTTGTCCTGTTCTGCCTGCATAGGCATACCGCACGCAAGGCAGTTCTGCTCGATGATACGTTCCGTCGCGTTCGTATGGTAGACCCATGTATGTCCGCACTCACAGCGGAATTTCAAACGGTGCAGACCGTGCAGCGCGTTGTTCTCACCGCACGACTTACAGCGATAGAACCCGATTGGGTACCGCGCATTAAAGCTGCCGGTTTCGCCGCAATGCACACAGGTGATACGAAGAAAGCCCTTGCAGCTCTCCTGCGGCGTGGGTTCTTCGACCGATTCCGGTTCGCCCTCGTCCAAATCAGACTGTGTTTCCTCGGTTTCCGGTTCGTTGTCCTCCACCGGCTCTGCAATATCGGGATACTCGCCCAGCAGAGCACGGGTCAGCGTGCCGAACCAGACATTCGCCTGCTCGTCCGACATTTTGACGGTCAGCGTCATATTGTTGGTTGCAATGCGGATTTTATTCATGTTTCTTCTCCTCTCTCCCCCAGCCCGACCATACTCCGCACCTTTGCGTACATCCGCAGGGTATCAATGGCACGGGTTTCGTACACGCTGCCCTGACTGCGGCTGATCGGAATATCGCGCTCGATGGCGTGCCAGCCCATGCCGTCCATGTATCGCTTCTCGATAACCTCGCGTTCCAGACTGCCCGGCTCTAAGAAGTCGATAATGTCCATGATCTCCAGTGCCGCGCGTGCCATCTCATCCTGCTGGGCGCGGATACGCTGCTCCACCTCGTCGATACGGTAAGCGAAAGCCGCGGCTCCCTCGCTGGGTGAACCGCTGCGCGGCATACCGTCATACCGAACGGCACCGAGCGGGCACTGCATATCCTGCTGCAGCTGGGCTCGGCGGCGTTCGAGGTCGCACTTGCGGCGCTTGGCCGAAAGATACTGCCGCAGATACCGCCGCAGCACCTCACGTTCTTCCTTGTCTGTCATTCGTTCACCTCCACACCGTTCTGCAGGAGAATCTCCCGCACCTCATCCACATAGCTGACAACGTATACCTGTCCGCCTGCTTGCCGTATCTGCTCGTGGAACGTCTCCTGCAAGGGACTGACCCTGCCGAGCAGCGGCCGCTTGACCTCAAAGCCGAAGTACCGGCCTGCGATCACGCCCGAAATATCCGGGTGGCCGCCCGACTGGTACGCGCCTGCACTGTCTTTCCAGAACAGCGCGTGCGGCAGGCTGTTCAGGTATTGCAGGATGGCGGTCTGGAATTTCGCCTCTTTCGGGATGAGGCTCGGCACCATGCGTTTGGCGGCTGCGTGGTTGGGCGCACGGCCGGTATTCACCAGCCAGTGAACGAATTCCGCCATCGAGCCGAATTTCTGCAAAGTTTTTATGGTCATTTGTCTGTTTTCTCCTTGATTTCGGAGTTCCTAACACCTTTTCTATCGCGAAAGTGTAAGGTTTTTTCCGTTCGTTTTGTTTCCGGTTCATTCATTTTCCGCTGAAATCGCTTTTCTGACACACTCAATCGGTTGTTTTCTCTGTGCGGCTTACGCCTTACACCTTTTCTGCGGACACACACCGTATATTTGTGAAAAGTTCGGTACCAGCACGAAGTTTTCAAACTTTTCGCGCGTCAAAACATTCCTAACGGAATTAGGTGTAAGGGTGTAAGGAATTAGGAAAAAGCAAGACCACACCTACACTTTTCGCCTTACACCTTTCCTTACACCTGCCTTACACCTTTGCGTTAGGTGTAAGGTTTTCAGCTGAACGGAACCGGCTCATCGTCCGTAGTTTCAATAAAGTCCTGCTGCGGCGTTTCCGACATCTGGAACCCGATAAACCGCGAACTGCGTCCGTTGAACCACTTGACAATGGTGTTCTTCCCATCCGGACCGGCAACAATGCCGCCAGTGTCCGCAAGGTGTTTCATGGTCTTGCGGTAGCTGAATCCTGCGTGCTCGAGCGCCTCACGGAGCGAGGTCGGAATGATATACGCCACCTCGTCTTCCAGAAAGCCGTAGCAGGTGCCGGTGCAGTCCCTGCCGAAGTTGCGCGTGCTTCCCGAAGTCACCCAGTCGCGGATAAAGCTGACGGCGTTCTCGTTGACATCGGGCGGCTGGTTGGCCTGCATATCGCCCATGACGGCCTGCGCCATGGTGAGCGCGTGTGCGCGTGCTTCACTGTCCCGCTCGGCAAAGAACAGGCGCGAAAGCAGATAATCTGCCGTCACGACCGCCGCAATGCCTGCCGCGTGGCTGCCGTTCGCGGTGCCGATGAGCGGCTTTACCTCATCGAACAGCTCGTTGAAGTACGCGGAGATCACCTCGTCACCAAGCGAGATAATGTAATCCAGAAATGCGTCGCCCGCCCAGCCGGTGTTGTCGCCTGCGTGCTGGTGCATCTCGCTGGCCGCCGCCTCATTATCGAACGGTGCGCCGATGACCTCGATAACACGGGTAGAAACGCCGGTCATGCTGTTCTCACGGCCGATGGGTTCCTCGCCGGTCGCCAGTGCCACCGTGCGCCACGTTTTGAGCGCCTGTAAGCCGCCGTCCTTGGCACCGCGGCTGCGGCCCGTGCCGTTGGCGATCATATATACCATCTTCTCCAAGCCCTCCTGCCGGTTGCCCGCAAGCTGACGTTCGTCAATGCCCATCGGTAGGTCGCAGTAAAAGCCTGCCATGCGCTCCAAGGCTACCTGCGTGGCGTTGAAGTTCGCCATCAGGCGTTCCGGGTCACCCCAAGCGGACAGAGCCGCCTTGAGTGCCGCCGTCTTTCCGCCGCGTGAGCCGCCCCAGTTGTAAACGAAGAAAATACGCTGGCGGATAATGCGCAGCAGCGGTGCAGCAAATCCGGCCGCAAGGATGAACCGAAAGCGATACCGGCTCCGGTGCGGCGCCATGAGTGCGATCCAGTCCTCCAGAGAGCCGTTTTTCTGGTACGCGCCTGCCCAGCGTTCCATGCTCGGATGTGCATCCAGCACCACGCCGTCCGCGTGCCACGGCAGGAAACCGCCGCCGGTCTGCCAGCCGAAGTTCTCGGCGCTCTTGACCGTTTCAATGACGTCGATGTTCTCGCTTTCCAGCGCCGCAAGGTAGCTGACCACGTTTTTCGCATTCTCGCTCGTCACGGTCGCACCTAAGCGGGCAAGCTCGATGATATTCCGCGCGGCAAACACAGTCGTGCGCGGGAAAACCGCTGTGCGCCACCTGCCGTCACGCTTGAACGTGATCTCGATCTTTTCCTCGCCGCTCTCCTGCGATTTTAGGCGCTTGGTGATGATGATGGGCGTGCGGCACACCATGACCGGCTGTGAGGTCTTTTCGTCGATGAGGTGGATACCCTGCTCGTCGTAAATGAAGCCCGCAGGCTGGCGCAGATGCAGCGGCGCATCTTTGATCGCCACCGGAATACTCGCCGCAAGGTCGGCAAGGTCGATACGTTTGGCATCTTTTAGCGCCGATTTGACTTTCTCTGCTGCCTCGTCCTTGCCGCACTGGATGTACAGGTCGGACGGGTCCTTGACCCCGAACTGCTTGCAGCTCCACTGGTAGACCTCGCCCTCAAAGCCGCCGTCGCGCAGCTTGCGGGTCATCTGTTCGAGAAACACCTGACCGCCTCTGTCCGGTTCGATGTGTAAGTACAGCTTTAAGCCTTGCAGGCGTTCCGTCCAGTCCGGCTTGTAGGTCGATGCGCCCGGTACGCCGAGTGCCCGCAGGCCGAGCAGCCACAGTGTCTGCGTGTCGCTCTCGCCCTCAACGAGGATGGCGTAGCCGTCGTTCCGCACCTCGGGCAGCATCCATTCGCCGTACAGCATGAGCTTTCCCACTGAGCCTGCACCCCACTTGAACCGGCACGCGGCATCCTTGCGGTAGCGCTTGCGGAACAGCGTTTCGCGGTGCTGCTCGTCATAGTACGGGATACGCAGCCACGCATCACCGTTTCGGTCGCAGCCGCATTTCTCCATGCCGGTGACAGAGTGCAGCCATTCCGGGTCGAAACGTTTCTCTAAGCAGTATTCCTGCACCGTGTAGATCTGTTTGGGTTTGACCGGCTTTGCCGCCGGTGCGCTGTCCAGTCCTGCTTGGTGCAGGATTTCCTTGAATGCGTCCTTGCTCGTCAGACCGTGCAACTGTGCATACAGTGACACATAGTTGCCCGACCAGCCGCAGGAGAAGCACTTGCACTGTCCGGTCTTGAGGTTGACCGAAAAGCTCGGGTTGCTGTCCTTGTGAATGGGACAGCAGCCCGTTAAACTGTCGCCGCTAACAGTCGGCTTTTCGACAATGGCCGTGAACAGTTTCCTGTAATCAAGGTGTTCGTCCAGATTGATTTTCTCCTCCATGTCTATACCTCCTTGCAAATTTGGCTTTCATCCATGGAGCGAAAACCACGGAAAGTTGACCCTAAATGGTCAACTCCGGCAAAGATTGACCAATTATTTCTCGAACGGTGCAGGCTCATCGCTGTCCACCTGCTCAATGAACTCCACCGGCACCTGTCGCGCCATCTCGCGCACGGCTTTGATGGTCGGCTGCAGAACCTCCATCTGCTCCGGCGTGAGGTCAGCCGCCTTGCTGAACACGGCCTGCGAGTAGCTGATGCCGCCCGCGTTCTGCGCCTTTTTGAGCGTGATGCGCGTCACCACCTGATTGACCCGCTTGCCCCTCAGCAGCAGCCGCTTTGCCAGATAGTCCTTGAATGGCCTCAGCGACGTCGGCGGCACATTGAAGATGACCGGCAGGACTTCCCCCTCCCTCAGGATGTAAATGCGGTGCAGATTCTTGCAGGCTTTGCCGCGGCCGTCCGTGTCGCTGCCGAACTGGTTAAACTTGCACATCGAGCAGTCGATGCACTCGCCGGTCGCGGCCACGATGCCGGTCTTGCCGTCCATGCTGGCGCAGTCCGGAGCGGCCCCCGCGCCCGAATACGCATCCGCCCAGTAGCTGTTCATCGGGTGGTGCTCGACGATAACGCCGGTCAGCTCCTTTACCACGTCCGGGTTGTCCGGATCGTCGCCGGGCACCTCAAAGGCCACACCGCCGCCGGACGGGATCTTCACAACGTCAAACGGGATACTGCCGAGGCCGTCCAGCTCCTCGCGGATCATGTCCAGCAGGCTGTTGTCCATCGGTGCCAGCGCAAAGCCGGTCTTGGGTACGAGTTCGTTACTCATGCTTGTCCTCCTCCTTGGTCGCAGAGATCAGATAGTTGTTCTTGTGTTCCTCGTCGAGCAGGCTCATGCGGTCCACCAGCTCGGTGAGGTCGGCCATCGTGTCGGCCTGAAACGACACGCCGCAGTAGCAGTGGTCGTCCGTGGATACGGTAAGGGTATAGGTTTTCACTTTGCGCGCTCCTTTCTGCGGCTCACATCGTAAAATTCGTATACGCGGATGAGCGTGCGGAACTCCTCGGGCAGTTCGCCGTCGTTCTCCTCCGCCAGATTGCTCATCGCGCCCTGCAAAGTCTGGGCGTTCACGGTTTCGCGGATGATGTCACCGAGGCCGTTCTCGCGTAGCGCCTCCATCAGCTCCGCATCGACACCGGCAGCCTTGGTGTACTTGACTTTCTGTGTCACCGAGTAGCCGTAGCCCTCGCGGCTGACCTTGGGCGTTTCGGCCTCGATCATCATGCCCGCCAGCTCATCGCGGCAGGTCTGGATTGCGAGATTGACCTCTTTCGTGCGGTCTGCCAGCTCGTCCTTGCGGTCGAGCAGAGCGCGGTACTGGTCGATTTTCTGTAAAATGTCCATGCTGTTCTCCTTTTCATGCAGTGCGGCCGGCGTTTCCACCGACCGCATATGCCTGTCTGCCTTACAGCGCCACTACGACACTGCCGTTCTCGACCTCCACGGCAAGGGCGTTTTCCAGCCATGCCTTGATGATCTTGCGTGCGGCCAGCCGCCACATACCGCCGTCAGCCTCGATGAACTTGATGCCGCGATCGGTAATGCGGATCAGGAACTCGCTGGCAGGCTGCTCCACCTCCTGAAACGTGCGGAACGGCTTGAGCGTGATGATCGGGCGAATGCTCTCGTTGCCCTGCAGCGCAATGCCCTTCTGGGTGACGACCGTGGTCGCAATACCGTTGTCGTTAAATGTCACCTTGGCACCCGTGGTGATCTCGCTAAGCAGTTTGAGCGCATAGTCGGTGTCGGTCGTGTGCTCAAAGCGGGTACGCAGCGCGATCATGGCTGCCTCGAACGACAGGGTAGTTTCCTTTTCCCAGCCGGGTACGTCGGTGGCCTTGGCGTGGTAGTAGGTCAGGCGGGTTTCCCCGAGGTTCGGGTCGGGCTGACCGAAGCACTTGACGAGGGTCGGGTCCGGTACGGTGATGTAGATGGGGTTGATATACTTTGCGATATGGAGAGCCTCGGTGCGAACCAGCTTCACCAGCGCGTCCAGACTGGTCAGCGCCAGCGGATCGGGCATATCGGGCACCGGCTTGATCTCGGTGATGCCGCCTGCGGTGATGGCGTAGGTGTGGCCGTCTACCTCCTTGATGATGGGCTGGGTCAGCTGCTCGATCTTCTCCATAGCTTCACGGGTCATATCCATTGTAAAAAGTCCTCCTTATAGAATGTCGGGTTGGTTGATTAGGCGAAATTAACGATATTGAGGGTTGCGGGTGCTTCGGCCTCGCCGCCGTCCATGTCGAACTGACCGGGCACCTGCGGCAGGCACTCCACGGCCTGTACGCCGTGTTCCGCATCCTGACCGGCGATGTACAGCGAGGTCGTTACCGGGTTGGTCGCCGCCAGCGTGGACTTAGCGGTCACGCTGACCGAGATGTTGCGGCGCTCATCGTCCGGTACCAGCTCCAGCGTGAGGGTCAGCTTGCGCTTGGCCGTTGCCTTGGTGTTCACGTCCATGATGTTGCCGATGATACGCGCCATCTCGTAGTCTGCGCGCTCGGTGATGGCTCCTCGTGCCATCTGCAGGATGCTCTTAGTCGTGTTATCCATTGATATTCCTCCTTTGATTTACAAGACTTCCCGCCAGTTATCCATGATAGAGGCAGCAAGTTCTTCCTTGGCTTTCAGTGCTTTCATCACCTGTTCGTCCACGGTATTCTCCGCGACAAGGTGAATGTAGGTGCATTTCTGCTGCTGGCCGATGCGGTGTGTGCGTGCGGTGGCCTGCTCGTACTCGGCGTAGCTGTACCCCATCGAGTAGAACACGGTCAGACTGGCCGCCGTGAGCGTGATGCCCAGTCCTGCGGTGGCGATCTGCGCCACGAACACCTTGGTTTCGGGATTGGTCTGAAAATCCTGCACGATACCTCCGCGTTCGCTCTGCGGCACCTCACCGGAGATAAGACCGTATTGCAGGCCGCGCTTTTCCAGCAGTTTGCAGATGGCGTCCAGCTCGGTGCGGAACCGTGCAAATACCACCAGCTTTTCGCCAGTCTGGAGCACATAGTCGTCCACGATGTCCGCGAGCGCATCCAGCTTGGCCGTGCCGGTCGAGATGGGTTTATTGCTTTCGTCCGGCTGCATGAAACCGCCGGTAATCTGCTGTAAGCGCAGCAGCTTTGTGAGCACAGTCGCGGCAGTCAGGCGGTCGCCGTTTTCCAGCTCCGCGAAGCTGTCGCGGCGTACCCGGTCGTAAATCTGCCGCTCTTTCGCAGTCAGCCGCACCACACGGTCCTCGAAAATCTGGTCGGGCAGGTCGAGCGCCTCGGCCTTGGTCGCACGGACACTGATGCTGCTCATGCGGCGTGTCAGCTCGTCCAGATTGCGGTACGCAACGATCTGGTGGTTCTGGTAGCCGCCCAGCACGCAATACCGGCTGCGGAACGCATAGAAATTGGCGCCGAACACGCGCGGGTCGCAGAACCGGAACTGGCTGTAAATGTCGATGGCCTTGCCCTTGATGGGCGTGCCCGAGAGAATGAGCTTGTACTTCGCCTGATCGCCCAGCTTGTGCAGTGCCTTGCTCTGCGCGGCCGCATGGTTAGCGATACGCTGGGATTCGTCGCAGATGATAAGGTCAGCGGCGTAGTCATGCAGCGCCGTGAAAATGCCGTCGCGGTGGGTGCTCTCGTAGTTGATAACCGCCCACTTGAGCGCCGGTACGACCGTACAGTTCAGCTCATCGAGCGCGGCCAGCCGCTTTTTCTTGTCGCCCTGCAGAACTGCCACCTGACAGGGATACGCGGCAAAGTCCGCAATGTCTTTCGCCCAGACTGCCGTAATGGAGGTCGGGCACACGACCAGTACGCGCCGGATAAGTCCCTGCCTGTGCAGAATACCGGCCACACTGATGGCCGTGAGCGTCTTGCCGCAGCCCATCTCGAACAGCAGGCCGAAGCCTTTGCCGGTCGTCATGGCGTACCGCCTCCCATCTGCTCGGGCGTAATCACACCGAACGCCAGCAGGCACATATTGACTGCCCGCTGCTGGTGTTTGAACAGGGTCGCCTTGACCGGTGCGGCCATGACGGCACGCGGCTCGGGATTGACCCGCTCGGCCTCCATCGCCTGCTGAACAGCCAGCAGTCTGCGGCGGTAGTATTCCACGCGCGGCGGCAGCTTCACCAGCTGGCCGAGCCGTGTCAGCATATCCAAATCGGCCGGGCCGGCAAGCACTTTCTGCTGCTTGTTCCACTTGAGCGTGCCGAGGCTTGCGACTGTCTGATACAGCACACCCAGCTCCGCAATGGCGATCGTGCCGTCGGCTTCGTTCAGCGCGATCTTCATACGCCCATTGCCTCCATTGTCTTGCGGATAATGTCCATCGGCAGACCTCTGCGCAGCATATCCGCGATCAAATCACCGGCGGCCTTGGCCTTGTCGCTCGGCACAAGGTCCGGCTCGTCCCACAGCGGCGAATGCTCGTCCGTTACCAGCTGGGTGAACAGATAGCGGAACTCTGCCGCATGTGTTTCGTCGTTCCGGCGCATAGTGTCGTGCATCTGCTGAACAGCTGTACCCAGCTCTTCGACAATCTGCCGAACGCTGCCATTTACCTCCACATAGGCATCACAGATGCCGCCTTTCACTTCACTTTTGATATTTACCATTGACTTTTCTCCCTCCTGCGGGTATTATGGTGTTGAAATATTTTTTCGTTTGCCGCTTTCGGAATTGCCGTTCCGTTGGCGGCTTTTTCATGCGCATACTTCGTCGTAGGCGATAACAGCCGCGATCTGGCAGACCGATTCCTCTGTGTTCGGGTGCTGCTCAACAATGTACGACAGCTTGCGGATTTCCTGCTCTATGACCGACAAAGCCTTGTGCCAGCAGGCAGCCATCTTGTTGAAGTCGTCCACCCGACCGACCACAGCGTCAAACGCCGTGAAGATCATGCGATCGAAGGCTTCATCGGACACATATAATTTAGGCACCGGAGCGGCAACAAGTATGTCCTCGTCGTCCTGCGGTTCAGTCGTCGGCGGTTCTTCGACCTGCTCCGACTCCTTGCTGCCGGCACGCTGCCGTGCTGCCATGGCGGCCAGTTTGGTTACGACCTTATCGCTCGACACGCCCAGCGCCACCGCGATCTCGTTCGCAGACTTGCCCTCGTCGCGCAGCGTTGCCAGCTGCTCGAGCTGCTCCTCCGTCCAGCGGAAGTACGGGCGCTTGCTCGGACGCGGCTTGCGGTGCGGACTGTCGAACTCGGATGCGACCGAGGCGAGAGTTTCTGCGAAATTGTTGTTTTGCATTGGATTTCCTTCTTTCTAAATTTTGTTGTTCTTGAACCCTGCGGATTGCGTCACCCAGAGATAAAAGGTCAATGTCGGAATGTAAAATGCGCGGTTGTGCGCGTTTTTCTTGAGCCAGCCCAGTCCGAACGGACACGATCCATGCTCCAGGCACGCCCACAGGCTTTCGCCCGCCATGCCGAGGAACGCGGCGCACTCCTCAATCGGGATTTTGCTGGGGTACTTCTCACAAAGCTGCTCCAGCTCGTCCAGCTTTGTGATGATGGTGGTGGGTACTGCCATAGATGTTCACCTCCCTTTGTTATCGTATACGCAACATTCAGGGCAAAAAAATTTTGCTGTCCGCATTGTATTTGCGCATAATAAGCTCTGCTTCGCTGACAGTAAAATCAGATTGACCGTTTACCTTCTGCGAAACAGTTGTCGGAGTCACCCCCAGCAGCTCGGCAATATGCGAATAAATGATACCATTTTCGCGCATAAAGCCTTTCAGCTTATTATACGGTTCGTGAATGAGCTTTTTCTTCTCGACCACTGTTTCTCCCTCCCTTCGTTGCGTTTTCGATAACAATACTATAACGCTGTATCGTTGCGTTGTCAACAACTATTTTTAACTTTGTTATCGAAAACGCAAATTTCTATATTGATTTTCTTTATTGCGTGTGATACGATAATCTCAAAAGGGGGAAACATCATGGCTGACTTTGGTAAAATCTTAAAAAATCTTCGAATAGAAAACGGTTATTCTCTCGAAAGCCTTGCTAAAACTTATAACGAACGGTTTGGCGGCCGTCTGAATAAGAGTACGATCAGCAGATATGAAAACGGTCTTCAGGAACCAATCATTACTGTGGTTTCTAATTTCGCAAGACTGTTCGATGTCAGCAGTGATTACCTACTCGGCAATGTATCAGAACCGTTCTTTCATCTGGATAACGCTCGCATACTGCGTGAAGTCAATTCGCCCAGACCCGATGATGCAACAGATAATTACTCGCTCGTCACGATCCACTACGCCGGACCTGTGGCAGCGCACTTTGACGCAACACCCGATGACGCCTACGAGCAGCGCACCATCCCTGCCCAGTGGATTGGGCGGCGCAGACCTGAAGATTTCTTTCTTGCCACGGTCAGCGGTGACAGTATGTACCCGCAGTTCCAGGACGGCGATGAAATCCTGTGCCTGCGATGCAGCGACATGGGCATTTCCGGCCGGATCGGCATTATGCTGCTGGGCGGCGATGAGGCCACTGTCAAGCGTATCGAATATAAGCCAGGCGAGGATTGGATTGATCTCATTCCCATCAACCCAGAATTCAAGCCGAGGCGTATCGAAGGTGTAGACCTGGAACAGTGCCGTGTTGTTGGCCGAGTTATCAAAGTCATTCGCACGGTTGATCTAATTTGATACGCAGATACAGGAGTTACAACGATGCAAAAACTGAAAACACCTCGCGCAGCTGAGCCAAACCGGCCCGGCTGCTTGAAATATGGTGCAACGGTATTCTGTGCGATTGGAGCAGTTACCTATATATTTATGGCTCTTTACGACTCCTCCAGCACAGAACTCCGATATCCACTTTTGTTCTGCGGTGCGCTGATGGTACTCTTCATCTGGCTTATGTGGCGCAAACCAAAAGCTAAGCGCACATCTGCGAGCAGCAGTTTCTCCCCTTTGGAGGGCAAAGTAATTGATGTACATGGTTTGCGTGTGCAATACCAGAATGGTCGTGCATATGACTATTCGACAGGAAAGCCTTTGTCTAAAAAGCAGCTGCAATATTTGCGCCAGTGTATGCAGCTCAACAGCAACCGTGACGACCGCGTTATCAGCGACTGCCTCGAACTGACCAGGAAAACCTTAAAGCCTGATGTGTTCTTCATGCGGGATGATCTTCTCGTGCGAACGCTGACAGAGGTAACGCTTTACCACAAGCTGTTCCGTGTTCCTCGTCAGGATCCAGAGGAGGATCTTCGCAGAGCGATTGATACTCGCGATGCGCGAACCTGTGATTTTATACAGCGCTCTCACTCGGATATGGCACAAAAGGCTGCAGTGCTTAAAACCGAAAAAGCGCGTGCCGGCCGTTATGAAAAGTATCATCAGTCGATGGAGCCCTTCCATGATCAATTAACTGAGCAGGCACGCGCTCTCTTGAAAAAGTACCGGCAGCAAGACACCAGCTGCACAACTCCGGTGGAACCAACCGAAGCAATCGTTCCGAAACCCGAATCCGGCGCTGAGGCTTTTTCCGAGTTGCCGTTTACCATTCCGCCCGATGTACTTTCTTTGCTCTGGATCAAGAACGGTCCTCTGTGCAACTGTACATCAGCGCAGGAAAAAGAGCCTTCGGCAATCGACTTGACTCTGCCGCTCGACCTATCGCCCAGTGCAGAGGATTTAACTGCAGACATCGGATATTATCCCAGCTACGAACGCTTAACACCTAAGCAGCGTACTGTTTACCTGCGTTGGCTGTCCGATATATCAAAATCGGTTCCTGTGGGATATGTATTCATCTTCTACTATGGACTAGAGCGTTTCCTGTTCACCGAAAAATATGAGGCCGCACTCGATATGATAAATCGCTTACGGCTATTCCACAGCAATAATTCGCTGCTCGGCTATTCGGCTGATGCCATGCTGGTTGGCTGCCTGCTTCATAATCGTCCCGATCTGATCAGCATGATCGATACCAGCAAGACCTCTACAGAACTGTATCTCTATATAAAGGGCTATCTTGCCGGCGGATTATCTGCTTCGGACTTGATGAATACCTGTCGACGTTGGAATTTCACCAACACGCGATATATCAAAGGACAGCCTGCCTTGTTCGAGCAGCAGCTCAGTGAAGTGTTGACCGAACAATACGGCTCGTCCATATTACCACTTTCTCACGATCGGTATGTGCAGGCTGAACGCACGTTCACGATCGCGCTGGCAAACACGTCCCTTCCACAGGACGCACGCTTTGCAGCCGCCAAAGATATTACATCTAATACAGAGGTCGCACAAACGGTCCTTTCCCTGCTGCAAACAGCACATGACCGCGTGAAGCATATCCTCGCGGAAGAACGCAAGAAAAAGTAAACTGGTCGATTTCGACCATGTTAAAGGGGTCGAATTCGACCCGGTTAAACGCATAAAAAAATCCCGCTCCGGTGCTACCAACACCAGAGCGGGACATGGGGTACTGATCAAATTACCACATTCCAATCAGTACCCCTATTTTATCACACCTTCACGCGATAAGAAAGGGGTTTTATTGTTATGCCGAGAAAAAAACCTACACGCAAGGACAACCGCTACGAATACAAGATCACGCTCGGCCGCGACATTCACGGCAAGCCGCTGCGCAAGTCGTTTTACAGCACGGTGAGCCTTACTGATGCCAAGCAGAAGGCCGAGGAATACCGCGTAGCCTCCGAGGTGTCGGCTCGTACCGGCGAAGCCTTTGTACCCTCCACCGGCCGCTTTGCCGACTGGGCGCGCAAGTGGCTGCGCACCTACAAGCAGCCGTTTGTTGACGTCAACACCTACGAGCTGACCTATGTCAGTCTGGTCGAGGGACACCTGATCCCCTATTTCGGGGCGGCCCGGCTGAGCGACATTCGTCCGGCGGACATACAGGCGTACTTCGCCGGCAAAACAGAATGTTCGGAGAGCCGGCTGAAGAAAATGCGGTCGATTTTGAATGCTCTCTTTGAGTGCGCGATTGAGAACGACCTGTGCTGGAAGAACCCGGCGAAGCACAGCACGTTCCGCAGCACGGCGCGCAAACACGAAAAGAAGGTGCTGACCGATGAGCAGATCGAGCTTGCCAAGGCGTTCACCCGCGACACCATGCCGGAGGTCGCGCTGCTGCTGGAAACCGGTCTGCGGCGCGGCGAGCTGCTCGGGCTGATGTGGTCGGACTTTGACGAACGGGAGCGGACGCTCAGCGTGCGCCGGTCGATGGCACTCAAGCACGGTGTCGTGACCGCCAATCCGCCCAAGTGGGACAGCTACCGCACGCTGCCGCTGAACCTCGAGGCGGTGCAGCTGATCGGCGCGCTGCCGCACGACAGTCTGTATCTGTTCCCGAACCAGAATGGCGAGCCGCACAGTCCGAACAGCTGGTCGCAGAAGCTCGGCAGGTGTATGCACCGACTGAACGAGGCACACCCAGAGGTGCCGATCCTGACCGCGCACGAGCTGCGGCACACCTACGGTACTTACCTCCGGCGGCATGGTGCCGATATCTATACCATTCAGAAGCTGCTCGGGCATAAGGACATCAATGTCACCGCCGAGATCTACGTCCATAACGAACTCGACACCCTGCGCAACGTGCTAACCTCTATCCATCCTACCAGTGAGGAAGCTGATACGGCTCTATGAATATGTAATATAGAAGCTGGCGGCAACCATGCCGAAGCAAAGCGAAAGCCCCTCTGGGAACCGGTTTCGATACTGGCTCTCGGAGGGGCTTTGTTTGAAATTTAGCGATTATAAAATG